GTATTATATGCTATATCTCCACCATTACCGCCAACTCCAGCACCACCAGTTGCAGCGACGGTTGTTGCAGCGGAGGTATAGTTAATATCTCCACCGTTAAACGCTGCCCCGAAGATTGCAACTGCACCTCCGCCTGTGGAAAAAACCCCGGTATTTGCAGAGTTATTACTACGAGTAATTGTGCCGCCACGACCTCCCGTAAAATTTACATCACCGCCCGTCGCTGTGCCTCCTGCGCCTCCTGCGTAAGTAGCTCCACTCGCTGTAGTAGTTGCATTACCAAGTCCTCCAGCACCACCGTTGGAATCAAGAGCGATATTAGCTGTAGCAGAAGCATGGTCAAAAGTAGTTTCCCCTCCAGCACCCCCGTCTTTGAGGCCATCAGCATCAGGCATTAAGGTTGATCCATTCGCTTGGCCTCCTGCCCCAACGACGACAGTAAACGTGTCACCTGCTGTGATTGGTATTCGTTTGCGACAATATCCGCCAGCACCTCCTCCAGTTCCGTTAAAGGCCATAGAAGCATGTCCCGGAAAAGCTTTACCCGAAGAACCGCCCTGACCCCCTGCTCCAATACAGATGACATCAGCGATGCCTGTTCTTCGCGCTGTGTAAGTTTGTGAGGAAGTCAATACGACTTCTTCAATCACGCTTAAATTTTTACTTCCTAATAAAACTGCCATCTATATTCTCCTAGAGTTCGAGAAAGCCGATTGTTGAGTCTACAAAAACCAGTTGCACAGAGCTGCCACTGAGTAAAGTTCCATCGGCTGCTGTGCTGTTGATATTTTGTGAATTTCTCCCTATGGTCACCGTCCCGCCACCGGTTGCTTTTATCGTTACGCTATTCCCAGCAGAAGCGGAAGCAGGGAGCGTTATGGTTACTGCGCTGGCACTCTTAACAATAATCTGATCGCCAACTAGGGCTGTATACCCGCTCTCTTTTATTAGCCATGCATTGTAAGCCCCGCCTGATGTAACCCAGTCTAAAACCCCACTGCCATTTGTGCTTAAAACCTGATCCGCATCGCCGTCTGTTGCGGGAAAAGTCAAGGTCACATTGCTTGCAACTGTTGCAGGAGCTTGTAGAGCAATATATTGGCCTCCGCTACTATCTTGGAGGCGCAAATCACCTTGGGCTAAAATGTTGACGTTACCATGAAAGTTTGTATCGGTGCCCCCTGTAGGGATTGCCATTACGTCGCCGTCTGCATCGTTTTTGATCGTGACATCGTTCGTAGAACCTTGTCCCGTCAGAATCAAACCTTCAGCGGCCGTATATCCCATTGCGGCATTGTCACCCGCAGAAGTATCGCCATCTGCATTGACCGTTGCTGCCGTAACATCGCCAACAATATCAACGCTTGTTGTACCTGTTGGAATTGTTAAAACGGTGCCATCAGCGTCATTTTTTAGTGTCACGTCAGAGGTAGAACCCTGACCGGTGACAATAATCCCTTCTGCGGAGGTGAAACCTATGGCAGCCGAATCGCCGGAGGCAGTATCGCCATCTGGGATAAAACAGGCCGCAGTCAAATCTCCAACCACATCTACATTTGTAGTGCCTGTCGGCACTTGAAGTACAGCAGAGTCTGCATCGTTTTTAATTGTTACGTCATTCGAGGAGCCTTGCCCAGTCAATATAGCACCTTCTGCCGACGTGAAACCTAAAGCGGCATTATCACCAGCAGAGGTGTCTCCAGTGGCTTCAATAGTGGCTCCAGTAATAACTCCAGACGCGGTTATGGTTGCTGCGGTTGTCGTGCCAGTCAAATCCAAATTCACCGTGGATTCAACCACGGCGGCACCCGAACCTGCTCCATCGAGATAAACCATTTTTACACCCCCGTTAGGGATGTTTACAGTCGCGCCAGAGCCTTGTTTGATGGTAATAATTTGTGAGCCGGTGGTCGCGTTTTCTATCAGCATGACCCGGCTTACTGTGTTCGGTGCAATTGTCAGTTCTCTTGTTGCGGATAAAGTGGCTCCAGACGTTACTTTGTAATAAAAAGAACGGGCCGGATCAGTAGAACCGTCAGCAACCGTGGTTGTCGCATTCGCATCAGAGCCAAACGCAGCTTCTGTACCAAAACTGAGCGCCTCACCAATGAGTTCCAAGTTGGTATTTGTTGTTGTACCCCAAGTTCCTGAACCTTCACCCGTGGCAAGCTCAGTCAACCTCAAATCATTTACATAAGTAGCCATAATTTATGTTTCTCCTTCACTAAGGCGAAGCAACTATCTCCGTCCAAGTTACTGTTGCATCTGGTATTATTCTACCCCAAACCAAAACTTGGTTTGTAGCTCCTGTTGCTTGCACTCCGGTTAAACTCACAGAGATGCCCGTTCCTGCTATTACTGTCGGTGGATCGAATAACGCAGTCGCTCCTAAACCGGTGAGATTTGCAGTATCTGTAAGAACGACCGTAGCCGAGCTTAGTGCGCCGGTTGCTCCCGGTACTGCTGTATCTCCTCCCCAAGTGCCTGAGTTCCAATTCGTAGTGGATGAGTTCCATCCACTAAACGCAACACTTGTATCGGCCACTACGCGATCCTGATTATTGCGTTACTCGCATCCGCCGTTGGAAAAACAACTACAAAATCCCCACTTGAGGATTCTTTATCCGAACCAAAATCTAAAACTAAAACCGTTGGATCACCTGAAGCAGAATCGTTGAAAATTAAAGCGCCTCTCGCGGTAATCGTGCTACTACTAAAAGTAACATCTGCAAAATCTGTCAGAGCCGTAGTGCCTGAAGTTGTTGGGGTCACGTTGGTAAGAGCCGCCCCTTTTGCCGTATAACCGGTCCCACTAACTTCGTTAGAGGTTGTGTAGGCGGTCGTTGCAGCAGTAAAACTCGCACTGTTTGTGTACAACGCTAATCTGAAAGTATTTCCAGAAGAGTTAGTAAAGTTATGTGTGCCTGTCAAAAGCTCTTGCTTGAAACTTGTACACATGAAGTTTCCACTAAATGCCATTATATTCTCCTTAGCGCCTCCGCTAATTTAGGTTGTCCCGCCTCACACAACATATTGTATACATTAGTTCGATCACTTTTTATTGCTTCTTTCAAGTAAAAACAAATCAAAACTAGCATTTGGTCTTTGTAAGCCAAGGCTTGCGCTTTGATGACATCGGGTGCGTTGTCAGATACAGAGATAATGTGTCGTACACACCGTTCTGCGATTTCTTCGGGGGTCGAACCTCGATTCTTCGTTGTTTCTACCGTGATACCAAAGTCCACAGGTATATTTGCACTATCCGTCCACATCAAGTTTTCTGCCTCACTACAAGTCCAGTCCTATAAGCATCTGTAACTTCTTTCGCCTCGCCAAAACCTTTCAAGGCTGACAAAGCTTCTATAAACTTTTTATCGTACAGTTGCATCAAATCGTTTTCGCCTTTCATATAAGTATAACATTCGATCAATGACCCATAAAGGAGGGCAACCTCCGCGTTCTCACTCAACCATGTGGTCCCCGAATCGGCTCCCGCTGTTAAACTCGCCGGTCGGTAGTAATAATGTAATTCCGATTCTAAATCAGCATTTGCTGTCGGCGCTAATATAAAATTTTCGACATCAAAAAGTGCATAGTATCGAGGAACCCCTGTGGTTGCTGGGTTCGGATTGAAAGATTGTAAAAAGTTTACATCTTTGAAATCTAAAAATATTTTCTCACTGTTGCTTGTAACGGCAAAAGAAAACGGAGCTAAAAAATCCGTGGGTAGATTTAAGTACAGACTACCGGAGGCAATCGTTCCAGACACATTTTTACGAAATAGCGTCAACTGAACGTTTTTCAATATCCTTTCTTCTGCTTGCCTAATAAAAACAGGCAGATTATTGACGAAACTCGTTTCTTCGTTTTCTGTGTAATCTTGTAAAGCTGTTTTAAGTTGCGCGAAAGTAAAACTCATGTTGTCACCGTCACCTCTCCAACAATCCCATATCCCTGTAAAGGTCTTGGCTTCATGTCCTCTACATTAGGTATGCCGACGTACACCTTCATTGGTTCTTTACGATCTGGTCTTGCGTCACGCAAAGCTTGTGGATCCACGTCTGACCGAAACGGGCCTAATTGTGGTTGTTTGGGTTCGTATTCATCTTTACCTACTAACAAACCATTCCATTCTTTTCGCATGTCACGATATCTATATCGAAATCCTGAGCGGTCTGATATCGCGTAAGCGTGTTTTCCTGACGCATATTTAGCCATGCTAGGTCCTGAAATACATGTAATCTGGGGTGATATTGAAGGACGCTCTGTCTCTGTCCTCGTTGGCGGCTCTGTCAAACTCTTCTTCGTAGATTGTTTTGAGCAACTGAGTTCTTTGTGGAGCTAATTTGACAGAAATGTAATACGCCAACCCTGCTGCTAAACAAGGGAAAAACCGAAACGGCAAATCAACGGTGTTGGTGTATGCCCCAGCATCATCAATACGAGTCAAAGTATCGTATACAATGACATCGGTGCTATTTTCTGGAGTAGGCCAAAGTTTCAAAACAGGGGTAACTTGTCTATCAAGAAAAAATTGATTCGGACGAGCTTGCGTGGTTTTGTTTGGTATGTTGAGAAACTCACTGCGACTTAATCTTTCTACTGAAATATCCGTGTCATCTCGTCTGACAACAACAGATAAAATATCAATAACGTCTGCGTCAAGCGTGTAAGATGCCGTGCCAGCGGTCAAAGCTTGAGTTCTTTGCGCTATCGTCCACTGGTTCAAGCCCCTGTTTGCCCAGTCTGCAAACAAAATATTCAAGGATCTTCGGGCTGATTTGAGATCGTAGCCTGTTCTTGCCTCCAAGCCACAACGCTCGAAAGCCTCCTCTATATAATCGTTTACATCCAGTTCAAATGTGGTCGTCCCAGAGGTAGCCATTTATACATCCTATCAGTCGTCGTTCTCATTATCGTGATAAAGGTTGTCAAATACAATGGATGGGTCCATATAACTTTCGTGTCCCTCTGCCGAATGCGCTGTTTGGCTTGGACGAAAATCTGGTGCTCCCTCTCCAGTTGCCCACAAAGCGGGGCTAGTCGCCCTCACTCGATTGTTAGGCAGAGCCACAATGTTACCGTACCAGTCACCGGGTTCGGTAATATACATAACATGACTTTGTTTATGTTGGGCAGGGTCATCCGCGATATCATGCTCTGTATAATCCACGGTGAACATGTATCGGGACGAGTAAAACTCGTGATTGATTTTCGCTATCCAAGGACTGCTACTTACACGATCCATCGTCACTATACTGTGATGTCTTGATTCACAATCCCACGGTTGCGCCAGATGATCTATCATGCGTTCGGGCCACTCATCCATAACTATGTCGGCAACAAGTGCCTGTATGGGCATACGCGCCCACATTGCCCCACCATGCACATTTGGTTCATCATCGTCTGCATCTATCTCACAGCCGGTGAAAACCACCTGAAAACTCAAGCTGCGGTCAGGTATCGTATTTACAGCAATTGCCATTGCATGAAGATAATCTCCATGATGACGCATGTGATTACACGTAAACTCTCTTCTAACCCAACAATTAAAATGCGGTATATTACTTATCAAATACGGCATTTTAAGAGATTCGCGATACCTTGTACCCTTGGTCTTTCAAAAACGCTCGTGCTTTGGCAACAGTCATTGAGCCGCCATTTGCACCGTTTTTACTTTTTTTGACACCACCACCCTTACGCATCATTTTGGGTGCTCCACCTTTACGCATCCCCTTCGGAGAGGCGGCACCGCCTTTACGCATCATTTTCGGTGCTCCGCCTTTTCTCATACCTTTGGGCTTCATAACACCACCTTTTCTCATACCTTTAGGCTTCATAGCACCGCCTTTACGCATCATTTTCGGTTTTCGTCCTGCCATTTTTCACCTCATACTTTTGAAACTGAACCTGTTGTCACTTTTCTGCGATTCGACATGATAGCACCACAACCTCTTGCTACCACACCGCCTCGTTTCATGTTCCTTACTTTTGCCGCCTTCGTATTGGGCACCACCGTTTTTTTCGATTTTTTCTTTTTACGAGCGGTCGCTGCTCGTTCGGATTTGCTCAAAGACTCCGCTTTTGATCTAGGAAGACATCTATCCGGTCTTTTTTTATTTTTCGAAGTTCCACAAGGTCCTTTGATTGAACCATCTGTACCGATTCTTACCCAATTTTGACTGAGCCATTTTTTTAACTCGCCCATTTACCTACCCTTACGTTTTCCGCCTTTTGCTTTTTTTGCGTAATTTGGGTCCTTGCAATACTTTGATGCTGCCAAATTCGCATAAGCAGAGGGATAGGTATCAAAAGTTCGTTTTGCCCACGCCTTACCTTCAGGGCAAATCTTGCTACCCTTCGACTTTTTGCTCACTTTGCCGCCTTTACGGAAGTAAGTTAGTTTAACAGTCTTAGGTTTTGGCCCTGTTTTTACTGTTCGTGTCATCAGGCATGGAAAGCCGTGAGAGTGGTGAAAGTTGCCACTGTGTATTGGACAAACACGCCATTGGTGAACAAGACACCCTCTTCTGGTATATGCACATCCCTTGTTACGGTAGCACTCGCAACTGTCCCCAGTTTCATTACCGAAGTACCTGTGGGGGACGTTGTGAGAAAATCCAAGGTTCCAGCAGTCGCAGAATTGACTATGTAAGCACCTTTCAAACGTGATCTTCCGGCAAAAATAACATCTGCCGCGCTACCTGACATTCCTATCGACACGTTCGCCGCAGGTTGAGCGGAAGCAGAGGCCGCCGTAATTGTTTTGAAAAACTTGGTACCTGCATGAGCAGTGGCTGAACCGGTTAGAGTTATAACCTCTGTTTGCGAGTCTCCATTTACATCCGTGCCCGTCAACGTAACTGTTTTACCATTATCGCCTGTCCCTGCTGTGGTACAGGTAATAATTCTTGCTGACGCAAAAGTTGCTACTCCACCGTCAGTGTCTGTACCATCTATTGTAAAATCAGTGTTGGGACGTGCAGCGGCTGCTACAGACGCAGCATCTGCCGCATTGGTATCAGCAGTAATAAAGACAGCTTGTACATCTGAACCTGCCATTGTTTACTCCTTAATTTCACCTCGTAAAACCATAGCTTTACGAGCGGCACTCCCAACCGGTGGTAACTCTTTTTTTGGTGCAGTCTTTTTGGTTGGGGCCTTTGGTTTCGCTTTTTTAGCAGTGCTAGATTTCTCAACCATAGCTAATTACCTCAACGGTCTTGTGCTGCAAATAAGTAGTCAACAGTCATGGATTTTGTTCCAGTTGCTGACCCAGACAGTTCCATGACTCCAATAGCCAAATTTTCATCATCTGGAATGT